ATGAATATAACTGGTTTTACAGGTTCATATTCAGGGTATAATGGAACTTACAATAGAATAACATATCAGTCCAACGGAAACACCTTTGAGGGAGGACAAACTATAACGGGAACGGGTTGGGACACAAACCAACTTTTCGGTCTTTATTTAACCGCTTGGGAAAATAGTAATGGTATTCAGTTAGTTTATAGAAATAATAGTCAGTATGTATTTACGGCTATTGACGCTATAAATAATGGTGTTGTAAATGCCCCTGATTATATTGAATTACCAACTTTTACTTATTACGCTCCTGATATTTATGCTTATCCAGCAGAACAAGGACAAACTATATTTGTTTTCGGTGGTAGTCCTTTAGTATCTTTTAACATCACTTTTACATACCCTACGAATTGTCCTACACCGACACAGACACCGACCAATACTGCGACACCTTCACCGACACCAAGTATCACCCCTACAAATACAAACACACCAAGTATCACCCCTTCAATAACCCCAAGTGCGACACCACTTCCACTTTTCGTTGCTGGTGGTTCTTCTAATAATAAATTGGGTTATTCAACTGACGGACTAACTTGGTCGGCATCTACAAATGGTAATTCTGTGTTTAATGATATTCAAGGTCTTACTTATGATGGAAGTAAGTTTTGGGCTGTTGGGGCTTCTGCTGTATCAAGTGGAAACACTATTGGATATTCAACTGACGGACTAATTTGGTCGGCAGCAACTAATAGTGGTGCTCCATTATCTTTATCAACACAAGATATTATTTGGAACGGAAGTAAGTATGTTGCTGCTACAACATATTTTTCAAGTATAAATAATCCTGTTTTAATATATTCAACTGACGGACTAACTTGGTCGGCATCTACAAATGGTAATACAATATTCAGCGCTCTTACTTTTAGTTTGGCTTGGAACGGAACTATATTTGTTGCTGGTGGTTTAGGAACAAATACATTAGGATATTCTACTGATGGTATAACTTGGTCGGCATCTACAAATGGTAATTCTATTATTACTAATAGATGTTTAAGTTTGGCTTGGAATGGAACTATATTTGTTGCTGGTGGTTTAGGAACAAATAGATTAGGATATTCTACTGACGGACTAACTTGGTCTGCTTCTACAAATGGTAATTCTATTTTTGGAACATTAGTAAATGCTTTCGCTTGGAACGGAACTATATTTGTTGGTGGGGGTTCGGGAACAAATGTTTTAGGTTATTCTACTGATGGTATAACTTGGTCGGCATCTACAAATGGTAATACAATATTCCCTAGTGGTGGTCTAAATCCGCCTGTTGTAAATAGTGTTATTTGGAACGGAAATAAGTTTGTTGCTGTTGGTTCTTATGAACCAACATTCTTTAATCAAGACCCAATAATCGCATATTCTAATGATGGTATTACTTGGTCTGCTGCGACAAATACAATAGCCGCATTTGGTGCTAATGCTGGTATGAACGCTGTGGCATCTAAACCATCACCTAATCTTTACCCACCAAGATAAAATCTACTACAAACAATAAAGGAATAACTTATATTTATAGAATATGGAAAGTAATACAAATCCACAACCAAAGATACATTCGTTTAATGTTGATTACCAAATCAACAGATTAGACACCCGTGAAAACAGGGAAGCAACAGAAAGGTCTAAACCCTGGACTTTATGGGGTCTAAAAAATGACTACCCACAATTTATCCTACAAGTGAAAGAACATTCACCTACGATGTCCGTTGCGATTGATGCGAAGGTAAATATGACTTATGGTGATGGCGTTGAAATAGAAGGTCTTGGTAATGTTCTTGTGAATAAGTTTGAGACCATTAGTGAATTATATTACAAGATTTTTTACGATATTTGGTTGTTTGGTGGTTATAGCCTTGAAGTAATTAAAAGCCGTGATGGAAGTAGAATTGAAAGTATCTACCATATTCCATTCCAAGATGTTCGTGTTGGAAAATACGATGCTGATATTCACAACAGGGAAGAAGGAACTTTCTATTTCTGTGAAGATTGGCAGAACACACAACAAAGAAGATTAGTAATAAAGTTTAATTCCTTGAATATGGAAAGCCGTGAAGGTAGGGAAATGGTATATTGGAAAGATTACACCCCAACGATGAATAGACACTACCCACTTACACCATACCAATCATCAATAGATAGTTGTGTGTTGGAAGCAGAAATCTATTCGTTCCATAAAACAAACCTAGCAGCATCACTTATGCCGAACTTGTTTGTAAGTTTGATAGGAGACCCAACACCCGAAGAACGACTTTCTACATACGAGGAATTGGTTAGGTCTTATCAAGGAAAGAACGGACAGAAACTTATGTTGGCATTCAGTAATTCAAGTGAAGAAAGACCTGTTATTGAAGCAATCAGTAATACGGGTAATGATAGTTTCTATACTGAAATATTACAGATGTGCGTTCAGGCAATCCTTACAGGACAACAAATCGCTTCACCACTATTGTTGGGTATTTCAACCTTGAATAATTCAGCATTCAGTCAAAACGCAGAAGAAATAAATGTAGCGTGGAACTTGATGATGGAAACAACAATTAAGCCGATGGTTAGAAAAGCCAATTCATCTATAGAAAACATATTATCGTTGAAATACAATCAACCAATCAAATTGATAAACAAGTTTAGACAACCCGAATTATGATATATTGGATAGGAGAGGATTTTGTCCGTGATAATTTACCTGTAGAATATTCCCTTTTAAGTGGAAACATCTTACCTGCCTTACAACAGGCTCACTTCATCAACGCTCGTGATATATTGGGTGATAGATTGTTTGATAAGATAAATGAACTGATTTTAACAGGTGATATTGATGACCCTGCTAATGAAAGGTTCAAGTTCTTATTAGACCAATACCTACAGAATGTAGTGTTGTATTGGACGATGGTTTATATGACTACCAACCTATTAGCGAAATACGCAAACAGGGGTATTCAATCACAACAGGGGGAGTTCAGTAATAATGTTGATTTGTCTGTATGGAGAACCTTGAAAACGGAGTTTAGCGATTTAGCAACTTACTATAGTCAAAGAGCGAATGATTGGTTATACTGGAACCAAAACTATTATGTTCCTTACTATACCTATATGACTGCGAATGGTCTTCAACCTGCCAACCCAAGAGAAAAGTGGCGTAATGGTGGTGTTGTTTTAGGGGCTCGTAGGAGATTTTCCTATAACAATATGTGCTGCTACTAATAAAGTGTCTTAAACACGAAATAAAGTGTATCTACCGAAGTATAATAGGGGTGAAAGTATTGCGGGTTATGTAGCCCGTTGTTCGTCTAGTCCTGATATGGTTAAAAATGTAGGACAGATTGGGGTTAGAAGGGACATCTGTAAAGAACACGCAGAACAAGTTAGGGTTGCTATTAGACAACCTTTTACTGAACCTGAACGAAAGTTGGGTCAAAAATAATTTAACTTTTTTTACTAATCATTTGACTTTTGTTCCGTTTGGAACTATTTATTGTATATGGGAAACAATAATAAGAAGGAAGTGCGACCCGTTGCGGAACGACCCCTTCACGACAAACTTACCAACAAAGATTATCTTATCGTTAAACAACAAGAATGGTTCAGGGAATTATCCCTTGAAAAGTCCATAAACTTTTACCAAAACTTAAAGAAGTAATTATGCCAAGACCAAAATTATCAGCAACACAAGTCCGTAGAATTAAAACACTATTGGATACAGGTGATTACACCCATCAGCAAATAGCGGACAAATACAAAGTCGCTCGTTGCTCCATAACTAAAATCCACTTGGGAATGAAAAACCCTATGGATAAGAATGGACGATGGGGGGATATTGAATTATGAAAGAACAATTCATAATCTATAAACCTTACAAGGACTTATCTACGATTGAATGTCTATTGATGTCTTGGATTATTTCGTTGAATGATGCCAGACAAACAATTTGTTTTAGTAATGAATATGCTGGAAAAACATTAAAAGTTAGTGATAGAACAATTAGAAGTTCTGTATCCAAATTGAAGTCATTAGGTTATATCAACACATTCCAAACCAGAGACCGAAGATTTATTTATTTGGTTAAATACCCCGAAATTGAGGTAATAAACTTTCAATCCTGCGATTTAGAAGGGGTGGAAAATACTTCCACACAGGAGGAAATAGTTTCCATACAGGGTGGAAATAATTTCCACACAGACAGGAAAGAATTACCATTTAGGGAGGAAAAATCTTCCACATATAATATAGATAATAATAAAGA